TGCAATTTGCCCTGCCGGTACTGCTTCAGTAGTATTATCATGATGCGCTTGAACACCTGTTGTTGTGTTGTTGGCTTCAAAATAAGCTTCAGCAGCTTGGGCAGCTTTAAGAGAAACAACCTTCCCATTGACAACCGTTTTTGGCTCAATCGCTTTTGCAGCTTGTTCATGTGCTTGTGCAAGCCCTTGTGCATTCGCTTGTGCAGCTTTGCTTTCCATTTGTGCAGATTGCGCTTGTTGGCTGCCTTGTGCAGCAATATAGCCGCCTTGTTCAAGTTCTTTTGCACGTTGTTCACTTTGCGCTTCATAAGTTTGCCCAACCTCATACTGTGCGCCGTTTGTTTTATCGGTGAAAGCGTGAATCACTGTATAATTAGACATTTTCAAACCTCCGTTAATTTTTCTAGTTTGTACCCATTTATTATTAGCGGTTCTTTAACAGCTAACCGCCCATAAATGATATTGCTGTTCACATTCATAAATTTTCTTGCTCTTGCAATGGAAGGAATCACAAAAGCTTCACCGGTCCTTAAATCTGTCAATAAACATTTGATTCCAACCGGTGCCATTTATTAAACCGCTGCTGTGATAGTAACCAAAGCAAAAGCTTCTGCTTTTGTTGGCTTTCCATCAAAGCGCCCTTTTCCACGAAATGCCATTTGGTCCTCAACAAAGCGAACTTGGTCTGAAGAATCAACAGCAATATTTTCACGTTCTACAAGTGTGTATTGTTGGAAATCGCCATAAAGAACTTCATCTTCTGCCATGCTGTTATTGAACACAACACGGATTCCTAAAATATCAGGTCTTGTTAGGTTCGGCAATCTGCCAACAACATTGCCGTTTCCATCTACATTGATAGAAAACTCCAAGAAATGATTGTAATATGTTGAACGCTTCACAACAGCAATAATTTCCCCAACAGAATCAACACCGGTGTCAATTAAGCCAATAGGCTTGACAAATTCAACAAGTGCTGCATTGGAAGCAACACTTACTTGATTGCCGGCAGGAATTGTTGGAATGATTCCTGTTGGTTGTTTGCCTGCTGCTCCTGTACCGTTAAGAATAGCAATATCAAGTGCAAGTGCAATTGCTCTTGCAATTTTTTGGCTTACATAAGTATCAAGATTAATCACGGAATCTTGTAATAAATAGTTATCAACAAAAGTTACTTTGCCAACCTTGAAGCCGTCAAAGTCAATTGTTGCCATTGTTCCAACATCGCCAATTGGAAGTGCAGCATTTTGTTCAACCCAAGTTGCCGGTGTTGTGTCGGTGTCAATGATGATTCTTGTTGTTCCTTTGACACGGATTTTATCAACTAAAGGATAAAGTGTTGAATAATCGCCCAAGATTTCCATAATTCTGTTCACAATAACTTCAGGAATTGTTAGTTCGCCGCCTGTTACTGCTCGTAAATTTTTAAATTGCTCATAAAAATCTACAACATCTTGGCGCTTGTAGTATTCGCCGTTTTTCAATAATTCTCTAACTTCAAGGCGGTTAATATCTTTCATTGTCTTGGCTCCTTTTTCTCTTGTCTGAATTTCTTTTGCAGCCTTACTTGCTCGTTCGTTTACATCTTCAAGTTCTGTTTCAAGGTCTGCAATTTCCTGTTCAACAGTTTTCTTTTCGTTGTCTAAATCTGTTTGCTCTTTTTCAATATCTTGAATTTCAGTTTCAAGCAAATTCAAATCTTCTTCATTGGCAGCTTCAGCCAAAGCAGCCGTTGCGGTTTCACTCCGCTTTAAAATTTCAGCCGCCTTTGTTTCAAGGTCTTGAAGCTTTTGGCGCTTAAGTTCTAAAGCCTTTTGAATCTTCAATTGCTTTAACATTTTTTAAATCTCTCCAATCGTTTTGAAAGTTCTTGTTTTTTGGTGTCAAGCTTTCTTTGCTGAAGCTGCTCAACTTGTTTTGCTCTTGCTTGAACTGAAGTATTTTCGTATGCAGGAAAAGTGACAACAGAAATTTCATGCAAATCAATTTGATTGATTCGCCATCTATAACCGCCGCTTGCAAGTTCCTCTAAATCTTCAGCCAATATGTTAAAACCAAAGCTTGCTTGGTCCACATCGCCACGCTGCACCAATTCATATAAATCTTGGGCATATTGTGTTTTGGGCATTCTTACTGTTGCATAAAGTCCTTTGTCATCAAGCTTCATTTCTAGTGTTCCGCTTTTGTTCCTGCCTAAAACAAATTGTGTGTTATGATTCCAAAGCGCCCTGATATCATTATTTAAAGTATTGTCAAAGGCTCCCTTAGTAATGATTTCATAAATACCATCAAACAATTCAGTTTCTTGTTCATAAAGTGCAAAATAGCCTTCTATGACAAAATCATTATTGTTTTCAGCTTGCCTTGTTACTTCAAATTTTGTTCTGAAATCACGCTTGGCTTCCGCTGTCCGGTTGTGCATTGTTGTTATCACCTCCTTCATTGTTCGGCGGCGGCTGATTGTCTGCCGGTGCCGGATTGTTTAACTTGTTTTGATTTCCCACTTGGTCAAGCGGAATATAATTTTCTAAAACAACAAATTCATCAAGCCCTTCAACCGGTGAAAGGTCAAAATAATTCCTTCCTTCATTCCGGTTCACCATCCCTGCATTCACCATTTCTTTCACATGTGTTGTTAGTTCTGCAAGGTCATATTGATAAAGTGTTTTAGGGTTGAATTTAAAATACCAATCCGGCGCATAAGTGATTTTTTTACTTAATTCCTGTTCAATTACTTTTGCAATCGGCATAATCACGCTGCTGATAAAATTGTTATATTCATCTTTGCTGAAGGTTCCAACCCCTAACATATAAGCCGGAACACCAAAGGCAGCAGCAACCGCCCTTTTGTCAAGCTGCAAACCGTCTTGAATCGCTAAATCCTGAAGGCTTAAAGGCTTGATTTCCTTTACATCAATTTCACTTGCCGGAACAATCCACGGTTCGCCGGCTGCCGTGTCACCAACATAAGAATTAAGTATTTTTTCACGTTCTTCTTTTATCTGCATTCCTTCTGCATCTGATTCAACTTTTATAATTAAAGAAGGTCGCCATTTGCTTTGCAAAAATCCGGTCTTGGTTGCATTGGCTTGAACAATATTTGCAATTGCATCTTTGACAACCGGAATGAAGCCAACACCTCTATAACAAAATTCATCATCAGGCACCAAAACAAAATGCAGCACTTCATCCGGCTTGAATGTTTGAAGCTTATATTGGATTTCATAAGTTTCATCATCGCCCCTAAAAGAACACTGTCTTGCTTCCCAAATAATAAGATTGTCAAGCAGCCCACCTTTGACAACAGGCAAAACCACGCTGTTGCCGTTGGTTATCATATCGCTGACAATTCTATAAATGAAGTTTTTCCTTATCATATGGTGATTCGGATACACATCAATCTTTTTTGAAAGTGCATTTTTTAAACGCTTATCACCGGTTTCACCGTTTTGCATTAACATAATTGTCATGCTGCTGACCAAATCAGCAATCTTGTGAATACATTTTCTAACTTCCTCGTTTTTTGTTACCGGTGTGAAGCCGGCAGGCAGCAGAATATTTTCTGTATTCTCACCGGTCAACCAAACTTGAACAGGGTCATATTGGCGCTTTTTAAGCTGCCGTGTTTTCTTTGAGAATAAGCCCACGCTTTCACCTCCTTTTATAACCATGTGTTTAGCTTGGTCTTTTTGTCCCTTGCAATAATAGCTTGCTTCACGGCAACAACCGTTGCATCGAATAAGTCAATCCGGAAATTGTCACCAACTTTTTCAAAGCGAACACGTTCTTCAGCATCTTCATTTGCTTTGACATTGGAAATACAATATTCAAAAGCTTTTGATTGCAAATAGGTGAACTGCTTTGATTTTATTTTGCGCTCTATCTCCCTGAAAGCTTCAGATTTCTTCCAAAATTGCTGCCCTGCTTCTTCCATCCGGAATTTCTGCCGCTCCATGCTCCGGACAAAATCACGGCTGTTATATTTATCAAAGGCAACAGCTTTCACTTTAAAGCCCATTTCTTTCATTTTCTTGAACCATTTCACAACTTCTTCATAGTCCACAAGTTCGCTGTTGGTCATGGTCAACCAACCTTGTTCTTCCCACCAAAAGAAGGGAATGTTATCTTCTTCAGCTTTTGCTTTTGCTTGTGTTACCGGAATAAAGCCGTGTGTGATAGTAATATCAATTTCTTCATAGCGCCCATAAATACAAGCGCCGGTCAAGTCAAACATTTTGGATAAGTCGGCACCGCCAAACCATTGCACCGGCAGCTTTGCCAATGCTTCCAGTGTCACCGGTCCACCAAGTTTTGCTTCAAGTTCTTTGTTTGCTGCTTCATCACTTATTTGAACTTCAGCCATGTTGAAATAACTGCTCATTGTGTTGGTGTAAATGTTCAATGATTTATTTAAAAATTCATCACGGGCTGAAGGGTCATTTTGTGCTTGCATTGCATCTGCCATAATATCGGCAGCACGGATTGTGACATTATAATTTGGATTCGCTTTTTCATGTTCAATCGGATTCGTGTAATCATCCGGATTGTCTGCCTTGCATATGAAAATAAAATACTGTTCATCCTCAACTTCTTTGTTCAAAACCTTTTGGCAATAGTTCAACCGCTGATAACAAAAGCTGTTCATGTTGCTGCCGGCTGTTGTGATTCCAATCAGCAGCTTGTTCACATAAGCTTTTTGAGCTTGTTTATAAACAAAGTATTCATTGGCATTTTTATAAGCGTGTATTTCATCCAAGATAAAAATGTTTGCATTCAATCCGTCTGCTTTTTTAGCATCTGAAGCCAAAGCTTGAATTTTCATTGCTCCTGTTTTTCTTCCATCAGCATCATAAAAGCTTCTGTTAATAGAATGTTCACTGTTGTTGTCAAGCACCCTGAAGTTTTGCTTTTCACCCATCATTTCAAGATTTTCAAGAATGTTGTTGAAGCCTTCAAGCGCCCTGTCAAGCTTGGTTGCCACAATATACAAAACGCTGAAATAGTTTCTTTCCAAAAGTGAAAGCGCCCAAGCCAAAGCTGAAGCAAAAAATGTTTTGCTGTTCTTCCTTGGCAGAAAAATGAAAGCTTCTTTGTATTTTCTTTCATTGGTTCCTTGCAAATAAATAGCAGCGACATTGTAAACGATGAACCGCTGCCAATCTTCAAGAATATATGGTTGTCCTTTTGCTGTTCCTTTGATATGAACAAAGGTTTTTTCAATGATGCCAATACAAAATTCAGCATCCTTTGCCCTTATTTCATAACGTTCATCTTCTAAATCATCAAGAAATCTTTGTGCTGCTTGAATTAATTCTTTGCAAGCAATTTTGCTGCCATCAACAACAGCTTTTGCATAGCTTTTAACTGTTTCAAGATTTTTAAATTCCAAAGTTATTCAGCGCCATTTCAAGCTTTGATTGCTTCTTTTTAGGTTCACCGGCTTTATCTTTAATTTTTTTCAATCCTGCCGGTGTCAAACCTAAAGCATTTGAATATTGCAGAATATCTTTTCTTAAAGATTCCATTGAAGCAACCAAAGGATTTCTTTTTTTGTTGTCACTGTATCCGGTATTTTCAACAACAGTGAACTTGGATTTTTTAAAATCCCTTTCAAGCTGCTGATATTGTTCAACAAGTCCTGCATAAATAGAAATTGTTATATCAAATTCAGACTGATAAACTCCAAGCGCCTGCATATTTGTTTTGGTCTGCATTTCAAGTTTGGTTGTCAAATT